ATTAAGTTCCAAGATATGTGATCTTTATCCATTTTATATTATAATGATCATATTTTTTTAAATTTAATTATTATAATAATATTTGTTTTAGTACATTTGTTAGATACATATGCTTTCTTATTATTGTTCTTATTCTTCTACTATCATAATCTCTGCTTGTCTACAGTGTAATTTTATTGTATATTTCACAATCATTACAAAATAAAACTTATCATTATGCCAATCAAAAAGAAAATGATACAAAATTATTCTAAACAAAAATTAATTTTCATTTATTACACCTAATAGTATTAATGTATTTGATATTATGTTATTATATTTTATATTATAACATTTTATATTATAACATTTTATATTATAACATTTTATATTATAACATTTTATATTATAACATTTTATATTATAACATTTTATATTATAACATTTTATATTATTTTGGTTTAAAAAATAAAATAATGTTAATTATATGATTAAAATAAAAATATTTTGCTCATTTGCGCCGAGTGATAATTGTAAAGAAACATTCGAAAAAATAAACTACTCTACTGAAATTTCTTTTTATGGCAAAGACAAAAAATATTATTTTACAAACGACGATGATTTTACACATGCTATAATAATGAATACTGCAATGCCTAATTTAAATATACCAAAAGAAAATGTTATAGGATTAGCATTTGAACCTATTTTTTTTTTAAATTTAACGGCAGAATTTATTGAATATGCTAAAATACATATAGGAAAATACTATATTGGTGATAAATTTGATTTACCAAACCCATTTATAGAGCATTTTGCTTATATGTGGCATTCAAGACCTTCGAAAGAAATTACTATTAAAAATAAATTAATGTCTATAGTCGTTAGTGAAAAAAAATTTGCTCCTGGACATATATATCGTCATAAATTAGTGGAAAAAATAATTGAATTTAACTTACCTATAGATATTTATGGACGTGGATCCAATATGTATAAATACAATAGGATTATTGGTAAATTTGAAGATGCAGAGCCATATGAATCATATAGTTTTTCTATTTGTATTGAAAATATAATTTGTAACCATTATTTTTCTGAGAAAATAATTACACCATTGATGTATAATTGTATGCCAATTTATTTAGGATGTAAAAATATAAATGATTATCTTGAAAATGTAATTATATTAGAAGGGGATATATTAAATGATATATCAACTATAGTAAAAATAATTGAAAACCCAACGTTATATTATAAAAAAACATATACAGATAAAAATATAACAGCTGTAAATTTAATACAAAATTTACCAAATATATTTAATTAGTTTTAGTTATATTTTTTCTACATTTTTTACTTTTTAATATTTTTTTATTTTTTATTCTTTTATAAGTTTTTGAATTTAAAATTGTTAATTTGTTATATATAGAAAATTCAGTCCAAGGTTGTGTAGGTCTGTCTTTTAAATATGGACAAAATTTATAATATTGTCTATGTTTTTTACAAAAATCATCTTTTATAAATGGAATACCACAAGAATTACCGTAACGAGCGACAAAAGACATTTTTTTTGCTAAATTTGTATCACAAACTATACCATCAGTAGCTCCGCGTGGCGCATAAGGTTTTGGTCTTCCTGGATCTGACATATATTCCCTCCCATCTAAATCATAATGAGAGCATACTGTTCTCGAGCACGGATTATCATCTTTTAATAAATATACATCATAATGGTCTGATATTATTTGTTTCGCAATATCAATATTTATTTTTCCTTTATGTTCATCCATTAGATCACCTAGTCTTACAAGTCTCGCACCTTGATGTCGTCTTATGTCATAAAATCCTGAATTAACAACTTCTAAATTTCGTATACGCTCATCATACGGAGCATTAAATCCTATAAAATATCCATTTTTAGTCCTTTCTATATTATGGAATTTTAAACCTAATTCTATACGAAGTATTTCATTCGAATTTATATCGCCCAATAACCAAGAATTAGCATAATCACCAGAGTTTTCTTTCAAAAGTATTTCACAATATTCATCTAACGTATTACCATATTGCATTGCCTTCCTTATTCTGTAACCAATTGGATAACGTTTTTCATAAGGAAAAAAACCACCGATAGTTGTTTCGGTACCAATAATACCTTTTGAAGTAACAAAAAAATCTGTACCACTCCAAATCCAACAGGGGGATGTTTGCATTATCATTCTATGACCTTTTTCTGGTTTTATATCAAGAATAATATACGCATATTGTCCGTCTACAAAATCAGCGAAAGAATTATGAGCACATACAATTTTCCCATCTTCAGTCCAATCACCAACAGCTATAAAAGCGCTACAATGTTCTTTAGCACCACCTTCTTTAAAAAAATGAGATTCTGACCTAGTTGAATACCAATATGGAATAGAACAATAAAAATTCCACGCAATTATTTCATTTATATTTGTTTTACAACCAGCTGCGTTTAATCCATTTGTTATTCCTAACATTTCATCATATAACTCCGGAAACTCTTTTTCTGTCATTTCTTTAAAATCTTTTGATATTTCATCAACAAAATAATTCCATTCGATTCCATAAGCTTCAAGTATTAAAAACTGTAATAACTTCTGTATTTCCTTAAAATCATTGGCACATAAATAACCATAAGCATATCCTCTCTCTTTTGGTTTTCCTTTAATGGATATATATTTCCAGCCATTTTTTTCATATGAAATACCATTTTTTACTCTATTAGTCATATAATATATTTATATTTTAATATATTATAATAATTTACATATTCAACATTAACATACCCATTATAACGAACAAAAGAATCCAAGGAAGAAGAACGAGCAACCATGAAATTCCAACATGTCCATCTTTACATATTAAATTCAAAATATAAGTCCAGAATATTATATACATAAACTTAGTAATAAATACTAAAGCTGTATTAGGAACTCTGCATGAAAAATTTCCAACATTATAGCTGTTAGAATTACCTAAATTTTGAAAAAGAACCATAACTAAAGCAATCATAGATATTATAAAATATAACGCTGCTGGGGTACATAAGTCCTTCAATGTCTTAGGAAAGGGTGCCATTATATATTTTATAATTAGAAAATAAATAATTTTTAAATTAGAGAAGCGTTTAATGTAGCTCTATTTGGAAATTGATCCCTCCATGGTAAAGGACTAACTGGTGATTGATAACCTGCTAATGCGTTATACGCAGTTCCTACACCATATTGAAATTGTCTCCCTAAATTAATTAAATCTTGTGTTAAAAAATTAGAGAGAGTTCCACCTTTTTGTTTTCTTTTACCTCCCTTTAAAAATGGCGGATTTGAACCTAAATCTACCATTTGTCTAGATATATCATTATTATATGTGTTATAAGGAATATAATTTCTATCGCCTGGTATACCATTTTCACCAGGAAGACCACCTATTTTACCTGTTTCTATAGGTTGTCCAACTAATCCATTAGGATAAGGTATTCCGTTATTTCCTGACCCACCTTTCATATTATTTTTTCTTTTTTTACATTGACTACATTTACAGTGTAAACGATGTTTAACTCCACCAACCATAAAACCCATTGAACATAATGGACTACAACCTCCTTTTACATTACCGCCACCTGTTAATAAACCACAACCACAACCACCACGTTGAGGATTTATAGGATTTAAAAAAATATCACCTCTAGGAAGAGGACCCGTATTAGGATAAGCTGGATTAGCAGCATTAGGATTAATATGGGTTGATCCTCCTTTACCAGTATACGCTAAAAAAGGATTAGGTTCTAAATGAAGCTTCTCACCAGTATAAGCTAAATCTGAACCACCTAAATGTTTTTTATAAGTTTTAGAACAACCTCTCATTTTATAGATTTTCTGCTTTTTAGAAGTCTTTTTTTTACTCATTTATAATATATACTAAGAAATTTATATAAATTATTCAATATCAACATGTGTTAAGAAATGTCTGCGACAACACATTTGTTTCATTCCTAATTCATCCAAAACTTCTCCTTCAGGTGTTTTATCGTGAAACTCTTTTGTTAAATAAAGTACTTTATCAATGTCATTTGAATCTGTGCCTGCTTTTTTAGCTAATTTTCTTTTACGAACTTCTTGCTGATAATATCTGTATTTGTCAGCAATAACATTACCACAAGTAAAACATTTAATAGGAATAATCATCGTTATCAAATATATAAATATTGTATATTATTTTTATATTGTTTTGTAATTTATTTCAATTTTATTTTATCTTATTTAATTAATATGACGTTGTCTTATAGTAACTTATTATCTAACTTTAGTGGACCTTTAAATACAAGCGATGTTTTAACTCAGGTTTCTGCTCCTGTGACTCTTACTATCAATCCAGGTAGTTCTACTTATTACGGAAGGTACTTTGTTATTGGAAATTTATTAATACAATTTAGTTCAATTGATCAAGGATTCCCAAATCAACTTAACCAAGCAACTACTTATACATTGACTTATCCTTTTGCTTATACTTCAACTCCATACTCAATATCTCTTACAGGTACAACTACAGGCAGCAATTATCCTGCAAGTATAACACTTCAGACATTTGGTAATAGTAGTTGTACTTTTCGAGTATCTAACAATGATGGTGGTTTTACTTTTTTTGTAATAGGACCACGACCTAGTAGTTTATAAAATTTAAGAATCTTTTTTTTCTTCAATTTTAATTTCAGCTTCTATTCTCTCTGTATTTGACGGTTGTTCTTTAAAATTTTTGTCAATATATTCTTCTGCTAATTTATCTCTATATAACCATCCAGTTATAATATATTTATCGCTTGAAATAGGCATTAATCCAGTATGCGGATAACTCCAACAAGCTGGAAATAATACCAATTTACCTGTTTCTGGTTTAACCTTATGATAACCCCAAAATTCTGTTTCACCACCTTCTTCGACTGTATTTAAATACCATATAAATGTAATGTGACGAGCACGAAATTTTTCATATTCTATTAGTTCATCTGAATGATATTTATAAAAACCTTCATTTTTCTCGTATCTTTGAATTTGAAAACATTTATTGTCAGTCAATATCTTTTCTTTAAGTGCTAATTGCTTTATATTGCCTTCATTATCTATATGATTATAAATGTTAAATAAATAATCACTTATTTTTGAATTTAATTCTTTGTGTAAAATATTTTCAATATCTAACCATTCTGGATCACCAAATTTAATGTAAACCTCTGTCGTTATTTTTACATCTTTTTTTAAACCGCCTACAGTAACGCCTTCACATTTATTTTCAGTCAAATTAAATTTATTGATTATATTTTTACATACATTTTCTGAAAGCGAATTTTTATATTCAATTATGTATTTATTCATTTTTAATATATATATTTATAGTATTTATAGTATTTAAATTATTATGCTATAAAATATATTCTAGCGTAACCACCTAATCCACCATAACCACCACGTTGGACATCTGCAAACGTTGAATTTCCCGCATTTGAATTGCCAAAATAAAAACCTCCACTACCACCTGAACCGTAAGTATTTTGGTATTCGAATACATTATAAATAATATTTCCGCTAGTATCTGTACCTGAATTAGGAAAAGTTATTCGATTTGGTGGATTGTATCTTAATGTTCTATAGCCTGACTCAGTTAATGTCGTTCTATTAATTCCAGTAAAAGGTTTATATTCAACCACGTTATTACCAGTAGAAGAATTATTACCATTTATACCTTGAACAGGTCCGTCATTTCCATTAGCTAAATAACCTCCTGACCCGCCGTTAGCAGATATATTTGTAGATGTTGCTGAAAAATTTATTGATGTAGAAGCGCCTGTTCCACCTTTGTTTGTTGTTGAGTTAGGATTATCATTTGTTCCACCTCCGCTACCGCCATTTCCAACATTTAAAGTAAATGAAGTTGTTGTAGTTGAAGAATTATTCGCACTAGCATTTGGAACTAAATAACTAAAATATATAGCACCACCAGCACCGCCGCCACCACCACCTCACCTAAGGGTTGTAATTAAAGGT